AGGGCGGGCGGCAGTTTCGGTAGCTTGTCGTCGAGCACCTCCGCCGAGGCATCGCGGAAGGCCTCCATGTCGCCGGTGACGACGGCTAGGCCCGCCGTGGACAGGTAATTGAGGCTTTCGTATATCGAATAGGCGCCCTCGCCGGCGGCGGTTTTCATCCGGACCCAGAGCGAGTCGAACGTGTCGCCCATACTGGCAAACGCCTTGACCGCCTTTTCGCTCATCACCGGCGCGGCCTCGCCCAGGGCGTCGATGTCGGCCGTGAGGGTGGGCAGAATTTCGCGGCCGGCTCTACCAAACAGTTCCGTGGCGACGCGCGCGCGTTCCATCGGGTCTTCGATAGTCGCGACCTCACGCGCGACGGCGCGGAATTGCTCGTCGGGCGTCATGGCGGTGAAGTCGGCCATCGCGATCCCGAGGCCTTGCACCGCCGCAATCGCGCTCGCCTCGCCGCCCGCGATCCGCGTCTGCAGGCTGGAGACGGCGCTCACGACCTGTTCGAGCGTGTTGCCACTCTGGCCGGCCGCATAGCCGAGCGCCTGCAGCGGCTCAATGGCAATGCCCGTCTTTGCCGCGAGCTTGTCGAGCGCGTCGGCGTCGGCCAGAATTTCCTTTCCGAAGTTGATGACCGACGAGGCCGAGAACGCCAGGCCGAAGGCGCCCGCGAGCGGTGCCACCGACGAGAGGATCGACGCGTTGGCGGCCGGAATCTTTTCCAGCGGCGCCGCGCTTTGTTCGGTGGCCTTCGCCAGGGCGAGCATGTCGGCGGGCGCCTGCTGGCCGAGGGCTTCGTACTTGGCGATTGCCTCGGTGACGAGGCGGTTGACCTTCGCCTGCTCGGTCGCGGTCAACGTCGTGGCGCCGCCCAGTTCCTCCACGGCCTTGGTGGCGATGGCCGCCTCCGACATCACGCGGCGGCCGCTGAAGGCGTCCGAGACGGTATTCAGCCGCTTCTGGACGTTCGCCGCGCCCGTTTCGAACGAGCGCAGTTCCGTCTCCGCCGATTGCACCGCGCTGGTGAACTCGGAAAAGTCGGCCGCGAATTTACCGGTGATCGCCATGCGGTGTCAGTCCTCGCCGAATCCGTCGTCGGCGCCGTCATCCTCGGGCGCCTCGGCCTCGCCGCCGGCGGCCGCGCGCGCCGTATCCTCGCGTCGCAGTTCCTCGATTAGGAGGTCATAGATCGGCGCCTCTAGCTCTTGGACCCACTCAAGGCGCCATCCGCAGCGACGGGCGACGGCGAGCTCGGCGCGGACGAGGGCGCGCCAGGTCGGATCTTTTTTTTCGCGGCGGCTTCCGCCTCGTTGGCGTTCTGGTGCGCGTCGATCGCGTTCTTGATCTCGACGAACGAGTCGTAGTCGATGGCGTCGAGGGCGGCGGCCTTCGTCTCGTCGTCGGCGTCCATGATCGCGATCGGCTTGCCCGCCTCGTCCAGCAGTGACCAATCGAGCAAATAGCTCAAGACCAGCGCGAGGCCGGTCTGCAGTGGGTCGATTTGCAAGCGTCCCGCCGCGCCCTCGCGATACATGCGCGCAAAGGCGCGGCGCTGCTCGCCGGCGTTGAGACGCTTTTTCACAAGGAGCCAATCGCCGCCCGAGATGTCGAGGCGCGTGGTTTCCGGGCGCACGATGCGGGACTCAGACAAGGATCACCGTTCCTTTCGCGGCGCCGCCGGTGACCTCGATTGGCCCGAGGCGCGCCGTCAGGGTGCCGCCGGCGAAGCGGCTCGCGGCCGCGCCGGCGATCTGCAACTCGAGGACCGGCCATTGCCAGGCGTGCCCGCCTTTGAGTTGCGCGACGAAGTGCAGGCCGCTCCGCGCACCCAGGAACGGGTCGGCCTGCACCACCGTCGCCCGCAAGCGCCACGCCGGCGTCGCCTTGTCGCGCGTGGCGTGCCAATGAAGAACCTCCGCGGCCCGATGGTAACTCCACCGCACCGACCCGCGCACGCCGCGGAGGTTCCGAACGTTCACGGTTTACCGACCACGCGCCCGATCGATGGCCGCGCGCGACTCGGCCTCGCGCGCCGTGCCCGCCGCGAGCAATGCGCCGCCCGCCGGCTCGCGCGACCAATCGCCGGAGCCGACGAATTCGCTGGAGATGGCGACGCCGCCGTCGGAATTGACCTCAATCGAGGCGTCGAGGTAGGCCGGCCCGGTGAAAAAATAGGTCGGCGTGATCGTGGACGGAATGAGCTTCAGGATGACGGAGTCTTCGCCGACCGCCACATCGAAGATCCGCAGTTCCGTCTCGTCCCACCAGCCGCCGAGCGCGCCTTTGATGTCGGGCAGGCCTTGCACGTACTGGTGGTTGAGGTCGCCGAAGGCGGTGACTTTCGCTTTCTCGCGCGCCTGGTCCAGGCTCCACTTGTTGAGCGAGGCGACGTTGGTCGGCGTGCCGGGCACCGCCGCGTCGTCCATCATCACCTGTCCCTTACTGCCATGTCGTCGAGCCATTGGTCCGGTCCTTTCCTTCCTCAGTGCGATCTACGGTGAGCCTCGCCGGCGGTGCCGGGTGCTCGGCCACGATGACCTCATACAACCCGCCGGCGTGCTGCCAGCGCAGATCGGCGTTCGCCGCATCGACTTCGACGTACTTGATCCGATCGACAAACGAGAGGGCGCACAGATCGTAGCCGTCGATCGTGAACGGCGGCGGCCCGTCGCGCCACTGCAGGAGGGCGTCGATCCGCGCCTCGGCTGCGGCGATGGCCGTGCCCGCCGTGTCGAGGGCGACCGCCTTCACGCCATAGGTGAAGGTTTCAAAGGCCTTCCCGCGGAATAGCTCGCGCCCGTCGTAGGTGTCGAGGAAGACGACCACGAACGCGACCGCGCCCTTCGCGGCGATCGTGAAGTACGGCCCGCTCGGCATGAGGGCTTGCAGCTGCGCGTCGGTGAGGCGCGCCAGCATCGCCCGATCAATCGCGGCGCGGTCAGACATCGCCGGAGACCTCTAGGCCGTGCGATTCCAGCAGGGCGCGCAACTCGTCGTACATCTTGCGCCGCTCGCGCCCGGCGTGCGTGCCGAGGCGGTTCGGATGCGGTGCCGGCGGCATCCCACGCGCGGTCCCGTATTCGTACAGATGGGCGTGCGGCGCGCGGCTGAACAGGAGCGCGATCATGCCGTAAGCGGAGGGTTGCTCCTTGACCACCACGCCCTTCCGCAGATTACCGGTCGGGCCTTCGGGATAGCCGGCGACCGTCGCCTGGCGGGCCGCCTCGGCGGCCTCAGAGACAATCCGGCGGCCTTCATCGCGGAGGTCGTTGGGCAGTTGCCGCAGCGCCGCCTTCAACTCGTCAAGGCCGTCCCACTGCACGGCGGAGGTCTTCGCCATTAGGCCACCCGCTCCTCGCAGATCAACACGAGGTCGATGTGCCGTTCCTCCGGGTCGTGCACGCCGGCGACGTGCAGGACGCGGCCATCGAGCAGGAGGCGCGTCCGCGTGGACACGCCCTCGCGGAAGGGCAGCGTGACCACATGGGACGCCGAGGCCAGGACCGTCGTGCCCGCCGCCAGGCGTTCGAGGGCGGCCGCGGAGGCGCTCTCGATACGGGCGTCGGCCGCCGGCGGCAGATCGATCCACGACTGCGTGAACCCGCCGAGGCCGTCCGCGGCGTCGGGACCGGGGTTCTGCAGGAGCACCCGCTTGTGGCGGTGCCCGATGGCGACCGATGAGCCGAGGATGCCGCGCGCCATGTCAGATCACTTCAATCGGCTCGAACGAGGCGATGGCCGCGGCATAGCCGAACGGCACTTCCGCCAGGCCATCGGTGCTGCCGGCGACCGCATCGCGCCCGGCCGTCGCAAAGTGCGCCGTCAGGAGGCCCACGGCCTGTAGCAGGAGCGGCGCCTGTTGCGCGAAGGTCGCCGCATCGAGCCACCTGGCCACGACCCGGATCGTGATCGGCGACACCCCCTGCAGGGAACCGAAGGGCGGCCAGATGCCGGCGGCCGACAGGCCGATCTCACCGCGCGCCAGATCGACCACGTAGGCCTCGGGCGGCACGGTGGCGGGCGCGCCCGCGGTATCGCGCCAGATTATCGACGTGACCGATTGCAGCGGGCGGCACTGCGCGGGCAGGCGAATCACGCCGAAGGGCAGAATCGGGAACGCCGAGAGCCACACGTCGCGCGTCTGCGTCAGGAGGGCGAGGCCGGTGTCGCGTTCGACCTTATGCCGCGCCGCCCGCAGGTGCTCGGTCAGGAGGGCGTCGCGCGGGTCCGGGCTGACCCAATCGAAGCCGGCGCGCGCCTTCGCCTGTTCGAGGGTGAGCGGTTCCTCGGCGGGCGGCACGACGAGCGACGAGAGGGCGGAGGGTTCCCGCATCAGCGGCGCCTGCCCTTCCGATAGGTGGCGCTGGTGAATTCATTCGGCCCGAGCGCGGCCTGCACCGCGTCGGCCTTGAGTGCCGGCGCAGGCGCAGGCGCGTCCGTGGGCGCTGGCGAGAGGACGCCCGGCGGCACCGGTGAAGGCACACCGGCGGCGCGCAGGACGGCTGCATCCCGCGCCGGCAACTGCACGACCGCGATCGGTCCCGGATCTGTGGTGCACGCCGAGTGGGCGGCACCGCAGACCGGGCACGGTCCCGGATCTTGTCGAAAGATCGACATAGGGACTCCGCCTCCTGTTTACGTCAGGGTCGTGACCTGCCCGAACGCGCCTTCGCGGTAGACCGCCAGCGCGATGCGTTCCTCACCGCGAATCGCGACAAGGTTCTGAATGAAGAAATTCGCGTGCGAGTTGCTCGCCTCGATACGCACGCCGCCGCGGCGGAACAGTTGCGAGGCCGAGCGGAAGGCGCCCGTGATGGCGATACCGAGCGCCTGCGCCGGCGTGACCGCGACCGGAACCCCCCACAGGGTCGGCACCTGCGGCGCCGCGAACGGCCCGGAGCCGATGTAGTTCCCCTGCGAATTTTTCGACAGTTGAATCGCGGCCCAGTTCGTCGGGTTCATCACCGTCCCATCCGGCATCATCAGCGCGGTGGTGGCGATCTTGGTCATCTGGACGAAGACCGCGTCCGCGTTGGTCTGCGGGTCGGTGCGGACCACATCCGGCTGCAGGCCGGGCAGGGTGTTGAACCCGAGCAGCGCCGGCGCGACGCCGGTGCCGTTGAGCAATTGATCTTCCTCGGCGAGGGCGAGGCCGAGGCGCAGGCGGGCGTCGATGACCGACGAAGTCTGCGCCGAGTCTTCGAGCAGTTCCTCGGTGACCGGAATCCAGTGCGCCAACTTCCGCACGGGCGCCGAGGCGAGCTCGAACGTGAGCACCGACTCCGGTTTGGTGCCGCCCTCGGCCACCGGCGCGGCGGCGTTGGTGAACGTCTTTTCCTTCATGTACTGCACCACGTTCGAATCGGTGGTGCCGGGCGCGATCAAGTCGGCCACGACCAGGCGCCGCATCCCGAGCGGCACGATGAAGTCCTGCAGGTCGGGCACCACCAGCGCGCCGCCGGAGGCCGGGTCGGTGGTCATCGTGGTGGCGTGGAGGTTGAAGAACCCGACGCTCTCCACCGAGGGCGAGGTCCAACTGCCGCCGATGCGATGGCGGCCGGAGGCGATGAAGGCGCGGAACGCCGGATCGTTGATGAACTGCGCGCCGAGCGATCGGCGGGTGGCCTGGCTGGCGGCGGCCGGCGGCGTGAGGGCGAGGCCGCCGGTCAACCCGTCGATGGCCGCGAGCATGGACTCGTCGCCGCGCATCCGGTCGATCTTGGCGCGGATGCCGCGGCCTTCATCGAGCAGGGCTTCGATCGCGCTCTTTTCCTCGGCGGTCATCTCGCGGCCGCGCACTTCCGGCGTGGTCGCCGTCGCGGCCTGCACCACATGATCGGCCGCCGCGCGCATGGTCCGCTCAATCAACGCTTTGATGGCGGCCTGCTTGGCGCGGAGGTCGGTTTCGAGTTGCTGGATCGTCATTGGGGTGTCCCTTTACAGGAAGTCTCTACAGGTCGAGGGCGAGCACTTCGCCGAGGATGGCGTTGTGCCAGAGGGCGTTGACCGCGCGCTCCTGCGACGTGGCCGCGAGCGGCTCCTGGTCGGTGGCGGCGGACAACGAAGCGGAGGCGGCCGTGACGCCGAGGCGCGCGAGCGTTTCCTCGAGCGTGGCAATTTCATCGATCATGCCGGCGGCGAGCGCGGTGTCGGCGAGGATACAGAAGCCCTCACCATAGCCACCGCGCACGGTCGCGACTTTCACGCTGCGGCCGAGGGCGATGTCCGTGGTCATCCGCCCGTAGGTCTGGTCGATCAACCCCTGCAGGTGCGCGTCGGCCTCGGCGGAGAGCGGCCCGCCGAGCGCCTCGCCCTTGAACCGGCCGGCGCTGAGGACTTTGCGTTTGATGCCGCGCTGTTCGAGGGCGGCCGTGAGGTCGTCGTAGATCGCCAGCACGCCGATGCCGCCGATCTGCGCGGAGGGCGCGGCGATGATCTTCGTCGCGGCCGACATCGTCCAGTACGCCGCCGAGGCGCACAGATAGTTGACCGAGGCGATGCACGGCTTTTGCGCGCGCGCCTTGAGCAGAATCTTGTGGAATTCGGAGGCGCCCGCGACGTTGCCGCCCGGCGAATCCACGTCGAACACCAGCGTCTTGACCTCCGGGTCCGCGAGGGCGGCCGCCACCGCCTGCGCCAATTGCTGGAAGGTCGCGCCGCCCGACATCTCGGACATCAAATTCATCCGCGGCGCGAGCACGCCCTGTACCGGAATCAGGGCGACGCCGCCGCCGCGCTTCGCCTGCGGCAACGCCTGGCGCTGCGTCGCGAGGGCGGCGAGCTCCGAAGCGTCGGCCTTCACGCCGGCGACGCGGTCGGCGAGAATCCCGGCGATGCGCCCGAGCATGTCGGCGGTGATCGCCCACGGATGTTCGAGCGCGAAGGCGAACAGGTGATCAAAGGCGGTGGTCATGCGGCCTCCACGGCGTCAAGTTCGGTGAGCATGGCGGCGTTCGCCTGCAGGGCGCGGCGGGTCGCCTCGGTGGACCCGAGCCACGGTTCGAGGTCGGCCGCCAGTTCGTGGTTCCACCGGTCGATCGCTTTGAAGAACGCGGAGGCGCGGGCCTCGGGCGCCAGGCGCTGC